CTCCGCGCTATCCCTAGGGAAGCTCGCGGTGCCTTGTGATCCTTCACTGCGCAGCGCGGTGGATGCGGTGCGGGTCGGTGGCGTCGTGCCGTGACTTGGATGCAAATATACAGCATGTTTGATGCTTGTCAACACCGCAAGCATAAGAAAAAGAGAAAAACGATAGATGCACATCAGGCGCCGTGTGTGACCTTGTGGCGCCGTGGGTGCTCGCGTGGGGCCGTGGGTTGCCTAGAGGATCGCGTGGGCCGTGTGGGGCACCGCATGAGGCCGGCGAGGGCACGGCAGGGCATCGGCGAAAACTACAGATGAGGACAGACAAGCACACGCGCATTGCGGCCCGCTTGGAGCCTATCGGTGGCTCATTCGTGGCCTTGTGGGCTGGATTGGGGCAGGTTAGGGCATGGTGCGGCAGATGCGTGATCTAGCGCAGATGGCCTAGCGGCGCCATCTAGGGCCGTCAGGTGCCGCGCTGGGTGCCGCGTGGTGCCGTGGATAAGGCAGCGTGGGCGCGTTTCTTCACGTCACGACGCGAGGCGCGCGATCATTGACGCGGGCACGGGGGGACGCGTGCGATCTACAGTTTATGGATACCCCAGCGAAAATCTCTGCCGAATATTTCACGCGCCGTGATACAAACTCATCGCGATTTTTCGCAGGGGCGTGCGATGGATAACAAGTGGATCGAGGAGCCGCTCGTCCGGTGGCCGTATGAGACGGCCGAAGAGTTGGCGTATCGGGTGCGAGAGGTCAAGAATCTAAAGCTGAAATGCTTAGAGCGCTCAGCGAGCGTGGAAGAGCTGCATCGGTTGCTCGTGCTGACCAAGCCAACGCCTCGATGGCCATGATTACGAGAACTTGCGGCACGCGCTGGCGTCGCCCCACACGTCCACGTCAGTCACGATGCCGCTGTCGTCTGTCTTGACGATGAGGGCACAGTGCGTGGCGCCGCCGCTGCCGCTGCTGTAGCCGTCCGGGGTGGATACCGTGCCACTGAAGGGACGCCCATCGACCACGCCAGAGACGGAGGAGGTGGTGTGACCGGCCGTGAACATGCCAGCCCAATCAGCCGTCAGGCCATCAACATCCCAGCGGTAGTGAGTGACCTTGTTGCCGTATCCAGAGGAGGCACCAAAGCGAGCCTTCAGGGCCGCCACGGGTTGCCCCACCAGGGCCGAGGAGAGGCGCTGCTGCTGCTTGGGGATCGTGGTGCAGCCCGTCAGGGCCAGGGAGAGCGGCCACCGCAAGAGTCCGTCGTAGCATCTTTCAAGTCCCTGTGTTTCTTGGGGAAATAATATAACCCCCAACATAGGAGCAAGGGAAGGAGCAAGAGAACCTTATGATCTCCATAGGAGTCATCAGGAGCCCCTCAAGAGTCATCAGGGGGAGAGTGGGTAGTCTCCCTCGTCAATCCCCAGCAGTACCTTCCTACCCATGCCCCCTGAGTGTCCAAGGGCTAAATGCTCACTTCTTTCGTCAGGGTGGTTCCGTTCCGCCAGAGGGTGACCGAGATCCGATGCCCACTTTTCTCGTCCATCATTCGGGAGTAAGCGGCTGGCCCGTCCACTGGCTGACCGTCTATCGATAGGATGAAGTCACCTACCAGGATATCGGCAGTGTAGGCAGGGCTTTGGTCTACAACCAACTTTACGACGACACCTCGATTTGATTGAAGCAGCGCTCGCTGTTCGTTGGACAAGGCCACCACTGACGCGCCGAGCCGTACCTTAAGCTTGACGAAATACACGGCAAGATAGTCGTAGCGCGCTTGGGATACGGGAATGAAATTTGTCTGTGACCCATACGTGGTCGTCGTACCCGAACCGTAGGCGGTTACAGACCCGCTAGAGCCGTATGCGGTAGCAGTCCCGCTAGAGTAGGAAGTAGAAGTCGTCGGGGTAGTGATTGGGATAACGGACGATCTGGTACCGCTGTACGCAGGATTAGAGACCACTACGAGGTCCGCGCCTACAGCCTTTCCTTCGGCTACTGCCCCAGATTCCGATTGATTGCCGCCACCATTGAATGACGAAAAGCCAATTGGAAAGTACCCCTCTTGCTCATAGGCCTGAGCCAAGGCAGGTCCGACCAAGTTCGTGTGGTCAAGTAGGGGCTGCGCAGGAGGCGGCGACGCCCTGCGCGCTGCCACCAGTTCCGGCTTTGCGCCCGGGTTTGGAGTGTAAAACTGCTTATAGCCCGTGGCGCAACCGCCGAGACATAGAGCTGCGACAACGATTCCTAACCGCTTCATGGCCTTCCCCTGTTTGTGGTCCCTGCGCTGATATTACGCGGGTCAGTTGGTACGGCAAGGGCGTATCGCGGTTTTGGGCTGATCGCTGCTAGTTGTGCGTGTTGGCAGGAGCGGGTTTTGTGCTCCAGAGTTTGATCTCGGCACCGCGACGATTCGTGAGCCCATCGTTGACTCGGAGAACGCCATTGACGGTCTCCTTGTTCCACCGCGCGAGCTGCATGGGGACCGATGCGTAGTCGCCAGCATTCAGCAAGCGCAGCAGCGTGGATGTCAGGAATTTGGTCTCGCCTTCGTTGAACACGAAGGACACCAGAGCGATCCACTGAGGCTCCGTAAGAGCGACGTGGACATTCTTGGATACGCAGTTGGAAGCCCAAGAGAGATCGCGTAGGAGGAGCGCACGGGAGGTCTCATGGGTGATACGGAGACCAGGGGTAACGTCGAGGCCGGTGTGGCCTACGCCGATGGTCAGGGTGCCGTTGGTGTCACGATATGCGACGAGCCGTTCCCCCTCGACTTTGACCATGAAGTCGAGGAGACGGGTGGTGATCTGATAGGTTATGCGTACTCCAGGTGGAAAGAATTGCTATGGGAATGCGGGAGACAGCACTTGCGTCAATGGACTTGCTACTGAGCGAGCTGATCGCTGGTCTCCCGGACAAAGAGAAGGAACTGCTGCACGTGCAGCCGCGTGGTGGCAACACAGTCGTGCTGGTGTTGGCGGACAACGCCCTGCGCTTAAAGCAAATGGCCGACCGCTGCGCGCAGCAACGGGAGTGGCTGGTAAAGAAAGCTACCTTCCCGAAACTACAGGGGTCACAGGCGTGGCTTGGCGAGTCGCAACAACGCCTCGATACACTGCGCGATGCGATGCTCAAACGTATCGAGCCGCTATGCGCCAAGCTTGTTGTTGGCTCGCCGCAGGTTGCGATTGAGATGGAGCGCAGACTTCTGATCGAACACGACAAGACGGCCAAGCATCTGAAGTTGAATCTTCAGGCGCAGCATGACGAGGTGGTTAACGATGCAGGTAAGCGGCTGTGGCAGGTGTGTAAGTACATCGGAACAACGGCGATTGGCTTTCTTTCCGCGCTAGCAGTTGAGCACTACAAGTCGCCAAAGTGAGCCGTCCTTGGCTGTTCGTCAGTAGTTGTCGAAGAAGTTCGGCGCAGCCGGTCGATGGCCGAAGACGCTCTCCTCGAACTTGGCGTACTCCAGCTCCATCAGTTCCTCCATGCGCTTGTCTTCCTCACGGGAGATGTCGCGATTGAGGTACTCGCTCCAGTACGCGACGGCCATTGCGAGCGCGTCAAGTCTGTCGTCGTGTCGTAGGGCACCACGGTCGCGGGTGATCCGCGTGAGCTGGTGGAACAGTTGGAACTTCGGTTCGCACTTCTGATCCGCACGCATGAGCGCGGCATCCACGATCAGTCGGTGCTGATTGAGTACAGGCTCCAGCGTGTCGATGATGCGGCGTTCCTTCTGACCAACACTGCGAGTCTCCTCGACAGCGCACGGGTAGATACGGCGGAGCACAGGCTCCAGCAGCTTGATGAACATGCCGTCGCCGAAGTTCGACTCGACCAGGATCATCTTGACCTTCTCGGCACGGGCTACGTGCGCGATCTGCTCAAGAGCCTCGTCGTCATAGCCACCCTTCAGGCCCCCTGCACGGCGCAGGAAGACCATGCCGCGCAGCAGCTTGGTCACTGTGTAGCCCGTCTCGTCACCGCCGCGTCCCGAGGGATCGACGGACATGATTGAGCCGGTGTACTCCTCGACATCCTTGGAGAGATACATCGGGCGGTGCAGGCGGTCACCAGTGAATCCCACGGCGGGGATGTCGTCGATCACCTGCTCTTTGCCAGAGGCCCACATGATTCGGATGGGTGCCGCTTCGCGGTCTACGTCCATCACGATCAGGTCGGACAGCTTCAGCGGATACCGCTCAGCGTCGGACAGCGTGGTGTCGAGCATGAATTGCAGCAGGAACCCGCCGCGACCATAGGACGCCTCACGGCGAAGAAGGTCATCCTCATGGAACCGTGTGGGTTCCACAGGTTGCCATGCAGACCCAGGGTTGGCCTCGAAGTGATCCGCGATGAACGGAGCGAGGCGACCGCTGTACTGGTTGAAGTGCTTGCGATCCTTCGGATACCGCGCGGGCCAGATGCGAATCTCGTAGCCACGCGAAGGGAGCTGGTTGTAAATGGACTCCTCGGTCTGAGGTGTGCCCAGGTAGACGATCTCTGCGTGAGCCAAGGGCTTCAGGATCGCATCGAACTCTTTGATGAGTTCACCCAGCTTCTCGCGTTGCGCGACAGTGGCCGAGTTCTTCACCACCTCCACGTCATCAGCGATGATCGTGTCGGCGCGGGAGCCGGTGAGCTGGCCGGTGATACCGACAGACTTCACGGAAGGGGACTGATCGGGTTTCGCAGGGCCGACATCGAACGCGAGGTTCGAGTTGCGCTGGTCGCCCTTGGGCTTCAGATGAGCCAGTTCGGGGATGGTCTCGATCAATCGCTTGGTGAAGATCGAGAAGGCGTCTGCGCGATCCTTCGATGCGGAGACGACGAGTACCTTGTGTTGCGCGTCTTTCCATAGGAGCCAGCAGACATACGCTGCGGTGATCCAAGATTTCCCGATGCCTCGGAAGGCTTCGATGACGCGGCGGCGAGGGCCGTATTGCAGGTAGGCAGCGATGTCGTACTGGACAGCAGTCGGCGGGGGAAGGCCGAGCTGCTGCCAGATGTGGTAGACAAAGTTACGGAAGTCCTCGAACGGATGCGGCTCGCTCAATGGCTCCGGTCAGAGCTTGCGTCGAAGGGGAACTCCTTGAGCTTATCCGCCAGCTTGCCAGCGGGACTGCCAGGGACGATGACGGCTTCGATGCCGTTGTCTTTCACGAACTGTCGGGCGACGTTGAGGATCGCAGCGAGGCCCTTGGTGTCCGCTTCCATGCTCTCGATTGCATCGGTGAGCTTGTTGGCGATAGCGGAGTGCAGGGTTTCGAGTGCTTCCTTACTTGCTGCCACTACCGCCCCCGAGGAAGCGTGCGAACAGACTCTCCAGCGCGGTCGTCCCGAGGGACGCCAGGGCCGCAGCGAGGCCCACATGGGCCGTGAAGGACAGCGTGGGGAAGATCACGACGGCGAGCGCGGCACTCATGCTGAGGCCCGCAGTGGTGATGCAGCGTGCGAGGGCGATCTTCCAGTTGGAAGGGCCACTCGAAGCAAGGGTTTTGCCGAGGCCGATGACGGCCCCGGTGACGCCCAAGGTGGCGAGTAGTTTCGTATCGTTGTCCATGGGGTTACTTGTTGGTGGAGTAGGAGAGGGTGTAGTTCACATACACGACGTAGGACGAGCGACCATCCGAGATGGTGCAAGCCAATAGGCCGGTGATGGAGCCGATGGCGGCAGTCACGACACGGGAGATGGTTGTGGCCTGTCCGTTGGGGCTGGAGATCGTCGGTGCGACGCCGTTGCTTACGGAGGCGATTGACCAGGTGTAGGTGTAATTGCCGTTACCGTTCTGACCGTAGGCGGCCGTGTAGTTCGATGTGACGTTGCCGGAGTTAGGTGCTCCTTGCGCACCGCCCGATATGCTGGTCGGACTGGCATAGCCGCTGACAGGCGTGTAGTTGACCCACACGTTGACCCATCCACCGCCAGAGCGGCGGTAGATGTTCTGTGACTGAATCCACCCGCCGCCCGACCTGTGCGCAGGCACGCCTGCAAAGTCGCGCCACGCGCCGCCGCTTCTGATCTTAATCATGGCTCACCAAATCCATAGGTCGCCCTCGCCAGCAGCGGCGCCAGGGTCGCTGCCCTGGACAAAGATGCGCACGGTGTTCAACCAGCCGCCACCATTCGCGTAGAGCCTGTTCATCTGACTAGCGAAGTACGCGGGGCCGTTGTGCTGTAGGCCGCTGCCGTTGCCGTTGATGTAAGCGCCGCCGTTGCTGCCGGTGGTCAGGCTGTTACCGCTCACCTGACCAGGGCAGTTCCAGTTGGTGACGCCTTCGTGGATCACGCGGTACGAGGCGGCACCCATCGACCAGCCACCAACCTTCCACTGGTTGTCAGTGTCGATACCGAAGAACGCGCCGAACTGCCCGTCACGAAGGAAGCCCATCACTGCGGATGCGGACGTGTTATTTGCGTTCGCAACCGTGAGAGCCACCAGGCCCGTGTTGACGATTCCCGCGATGTTGGGCGGACTGCCACTCGCGAAGACCGTGTTGTTCGTGTTGGTACGCGCGCCGTTCGGGAGGTAGCTCGCAGGATTTAGGTTGCCGGCATGCCATACGGCCTGACCGTTGACCTTGTAGCCACCCAAGGTGTCCCACGTTCCCGTGCGGGCGTCGTACACACCCCGAACCGTATCCGTGTAGTCCGCAAGGCCGAGGCCCCAATGCAAATGCACACGGCTGTTGTGGGTGGCGTAGGAGGCGCCATCGCCCGTACCGGACGCGAAGAAGAACCGGCCTTGAGCCGAGGGCATATCAATAAGTCCCGAGAAGGCGGGGCTCACCAGCGGCGCCTTGGCGTCGAGCGCGCTCTGTAGGCCCGCAAGGTCGGAGATGGCGATGACCACGTTGCCGGTGCGGCCGGCGACCGTGTTGACTGCGGTCTGGTTGTCGATGCGATCCCATGTGTCGCCGTCGTACACGAGCATGTCGCCCACGCCGTACTTCACAGTGCTCACGGTGCCGGCGACGGAGACGATGTAGAAGTCGCCAGTCTTCGGGCTGGTCGGCAACGCACCGGAAGCCGCAGACCACTTGCCTCGGTAGATCAGTGCGCCGACAGCCGTAAGGCGTGCCTGCTCCGCCCAATGGAACGCCGAGTAGTTCCCAGCCGAGACCTGGACGTTCACTGGAGCGTTCGCGTATTGCAGCGCGAGGCCCTGCGAAGTTGCAGCAGCGTCCTTTGAGGACTGAGCGGACGCCGCAGAGAACCCAGCGTTGTCGGCATTGTTCTGCGAGGTGGTCGCGCTACCGGCCGCAGCAACCGCAGACGCGGAAGCAGCAGCAGCTTTCGTGCTCGCCGTGGTGGCGCTGCCGACACCCTCAGCGGCCTTCGTGCTCGCAATGCCAGCCTGCGTAGTCGCGGTAGCCGCAGAGTCAGCAGCGGCATCCTTCGCGACGACAGCGGCGGCACGCGCGGTGTCCGAGTCGTTGGCGGACTTCAGCGATGCTGATGCGAAGGCAGAAGCCTGCGACGAGGATGCCGCAGCTTTCGCAGCAGCACCCGTCAGGTCATCCGTCAGGCCCGTGACGGTCTTCTGGAGAGCCGGGAAGGTCGGCAGGGTCACGATGGCACCCGTGCCGTCTTCCATGTCCACTGTGCCGGTCTGCTTGGTCAGCAGATCGCGCAGTGCGTTCTTGTAACCGTTCCACTTGTCGATCAGTGCAGAGATGCGAGCGGCTAGTGTCGAGTTGGACACATAGCCGGGGTTGTCGTTGTCGGAGATAGTTACCTCAGCCCGAGGGCGTAGATTGAGATGGACGTGACGTGGAAGTAGTCAGGGCGAATCTGTCCGGTGCCGTCGATGCGAACCCGATAGGTCACGCCGCTTGTTGCGGCACCGTCGAGGGCCATCATTGAGTCGTAGGCGGTGGACGAGACGTTCATGTAGTAGGCGTGCTGCTTCATCACAACCCACGTTGAACCGACTAGCTTCTCCAGGATGATGAGTCCTGTGCAGGGGTTCGAGCCGGGGTTGTGGATCTCACACTCGACGTGGAGCACAGGCACCTGATATTCCCCAAGGAGCACAGGGGTCGTCAGTGTGATCTGCGGGCCAACACCACCGATGTTCGCTTGGATGTCGCCGTTCCATGTCGTGTACGTGGACTTCTGGAGGTTGCCGATCATGTTCTGTGCGGTGATCTGTCCAGCGAACTTAGCGTTGCCCGAACGATCGACAGAGAACACAGCGTTGTTCCAGTTCTTTACCCCGGCACCGATCCACATCGGATAGGCGTCGCCAGGGTTGTTGGTCATCTCACACCGGAACTCAAGTGGATTGATGATCGCGCCGTTGCCGTCGAGCTGGAACGTGCGGAACGTGCCGCCATTCACTTCGCCCAGGTTGGCCGTGATGGCCGATAGGGAGTTCGCTCTGATCTTGTTGGCCGTGATCGAGCCATCGACCACGAGCTGACCTTCGATACCCACGGTGCTCACGCCGCCGACCGTGCCGACGACGAAGGGATACTTGAGCTGAGCGACGCCACCCGTGGTGGTGTAGGTCGGGGACACCATGGCGAAGCGGTCAGCCATCACCGTGAAGGTTGAGCCAGTCTTGCTGTCGATGCCGAGACCGATGCCGGCAATCACAGGGATGCCGTCGATCTTCCCGCCATTCATCTTGACCGACCAGTTAGCTTGCCACTCCGGGTTCGCACCGGGATCGGGAGAACCGACCACCAGGGCCTCGAAGCGTTGCTGAAGGTTCGCGAAGGAACCCTTGGAGAACGCCTCGACCTGAGTGGTCGCGATGGCCTGCGCGTAGTCCTTCGTGGCGTAGGAGGTCTGCATGGTCTGCGAGATCGCCTGATCGCCCGCAGCAAAGTCCGCAGCGACCTTCGTGATCGCAGTGGAGCGCGCCTCGGTCTCGTTGGCGACTGCCTGCTTCACGTCGGTGATCTGCGCGAGGCTGTCGTCGATGGCTGCGCTGAGCTGCGTGGCGGACGTAGTGCGCGCCTCGGTCTCAGTGGCGATGGCCTGGTTGACCTGGATGAACTGTGCGGCAGCGGAGTCGAACTTGGCGAACAGCTCAGTAATCTGCGTGGCGACGGACTGCTTGTCGTCCACCAGCGCGGTCAGGCTGGTCTCTGCGCTAGCGAGGCGACCTTCGAGCTTCCGGCGCTCATCGAACGTCTGATCGCTGCGGAGGAGTTCTTCCAGCATGGTCTCGGCAGTGTTGTCGATGTCGTCGAGCTTGGTCACCAGGATGCCCATGATGGGCGACTGCATGATCGCGTCGATGATCTGCT